TGCAGCGCACCAAGGCAGTTCTGGAAGCTTTGACAGGCAAAGAGCAGGAAGGCGTTGCCTTCGACATGGTCAAGGCCATCGAACTGCGCACGCCGGGCGTGATGTCTGCCCAGCGGATGCAGCAGAACGCCGATCTGATGGCCCGCGCGCTGATGGGCATGGGCGGGACTTTGACCGTCAACGACTTCCACATGGCGCTCAAGCAGGCCAAGACCAGTGCGTTCGGGCTGAACGACGATTTCGTCTACAGTTACCTGCCGACGCTGATCCAGGAAGTGAAGACCAAGGGTGGCGGCGCGCAGACGGCGGGCACCGCGTTGATGTCCACCTATGGGGCGGTGATTCAAGGCACGCTCAAGAAGTCGGCTATCCCGCTGTGGGAGCAAATGGGGCTGATCAACCCGTCCGACGTGGTGAAAAACAGCACCGGGCAGATGCAGCTCAAGCCGGGCGCCGTGAAGGGCGCACAGCTTTTTCAGCAGAACCCCTATGCATGGGCCAATCAGGTGCTGGCGCCAGCGATCGACGCCTACGGCAAGTCGCGCGGACTGAACCGCGAGCAGATTCTTTCGGGCATGCTGGGCAACCGCAACGCGCAGTGGTTTCTGAACACCATGATCGGCAAGTCGCCTCAGTTTGAGCGTGACCGCGAACTGATCGCTTCCGGCGGATCGAGCAAGCAGGCTTATGACCGGCTGCTGAAATCGAACCCGCAGCTTGCTGAGCAGGCCCTGCACAATCAGTGGCAGAACATCCTGGCCATCCTGGGCTATCAGGTGCTGCCCAAGCTGATCCCGTTCATGGTCAAATTCGCCAATGGGCTCGACCACATCGCACAATGGATGTCGGATCATCCGAACCTGACGGCGGCGATTGCTTTCGGATTGATCGGTATTGGCGGCGCGCTGATGCTGATCGGAAAGGCGCTGATGCTGGCTGGCGTAATCAAGTTTCTCGGCCTTGCGCCGATGATCGCGGGATGGTTCACATCTGCGGGCAGCGCAATCGGGCTCTTCTTCGGAATTTTTCGGGGAATTATGGGCGCCGTGTGGGGAGGCATTTTGACCGGCGGCCGGGCGCTTCTGGGCGACCTCCTGCTAGTGTTTACGCCTGTCGGATTGGTGATCGCCGGAATCGCGGTGGCCGCCCTGCTGGTCTGGAACAACTGGAAGGAGATCAAGGGGGCGCTGATCAAGTCGTGGGCCGATATCAAGGATGGTGTCGTGAAGCTGTTCCACGGCGACATCATCGGCGCGCTAGGCAGTTTCACAGCCGTGTTTCTGCGTGGCTGGCAGACAGTGTTCAACACGCTGATTGCAGGTGTGAACTCCATTCTTCCGGCCGCCTTGCAGATCAGTAAGACGCATTTCGCCGATGATTATGATGCGTGGCGCAATCGCTCTGCCGCCGTTCCAAATCCCGGCGGCACGATGCAGCATCGCCCAGCTGCGGTTTATCTCGATGGGCGCAAGGTGGGCCAGATGCTGACCGCACGGCAAGCGCAGGCGGCCAACCGCCCGAACACCGGCGCGACCAGCTTTGACTGGTCCCGCGCTGCCCCGTCAACGGCACTGCGGCGCCCATGACCACCTTGACCCTCGGCGGCGTCATCTTCGGGCGCTACGAGATCCCCGAGCGCATCCCGTTCGGCGGCGAGCAGCGCATGAACGTGCACCGGCTGATCGGCGGCAAGAAGGTGCTCGACGCGCTAGGCGCCGATCCGGTGAACCCGGAATGGTCCGGCTTCTTCATCGGCCCCGACGCCCAGGCGCGCGCCCGGCAGATCAAGGTGCTGATGGATGCTGGCGCCCCGCTATCGCTGACATGGTCCGAGCAGTCCTATACCGTCCTGATCCGCTCGTTCCGCTGCGAGTTTGAGCTGGCCTCGCGCCTGCCCTATTCTCTGGCGGTCGAGGTCATCACTGACAACGTCGCGCCCGGCGGCGCCACGGCAAGTGCGGACACCACGGCGCAAGTCAACGCCGATATCACGGCAGTGGCCGCATCGGCGGCAACGGTGGGGCATTCCGGCCTCTCAAGCGCAGTGGCATCGATCCAGAGCGCGATGAAGAAGGTGCAGGATTTCCGCACGGCTACGGTGGCGCAGATCAATGCCGTGCTGAAGCCGATCAACGAGGCGCGCGCGATTGCCACGAGTCTGATTCAGGAGGCGTCGACCACGCTGGCGCAACTCGGCTCGCTGGCTTCGCTGGGAGGCGCAGTGCCGAACCCGGTGGCGCGGTTCGTCTCCGGCCTGTCATCGTCGGTGAATGCCGCCCAGACCACCGGAACGCTGGCCGATATTGACGCCCGGCTGGGCCGCATGAGCCTGAACTTCGGCGCGCTGAATGCCGGGGCCAAGACGGTGACGACCGGCTCGACCACGCTGTTCAAGGTGGCGGCTGACCAATATGGCGACGCCCGCGACTGGACGGCCCTCGCTCAAGCCAATGGCCTGACCGATCCGCAGGTGAATGGCATCACGACGCTGGTGGTGCCCGCCAAGCCCGGCGCGGCATCGACCACGGGCGGCGTGCTGAATGCCTGACATCAATGCCCTACCGGCGCTGCCCGGCGCACGCAGCCCGCGCGCCGCGGTCAAGCTCAACGGCGCGTTCGTGCCGTGCGTTGCCATCAATGTGGACAACAATGCCTATCGGGCCGCCGATACCTTCGACGTGACGTTCGCGGTCGGCGCGCTGCCGGCGGCCTATGGCCCGGCATGGTTCGGCAGCCAGAGCAGCATCGACTGCGAAGTGTTCATGACCACCGATGCAGTGAGCCCCGCCAACTACCAGCCCACGGCAGCCGATCGGCTGATCCTTGGTCAGGTGGATGATATCGAGTTTGATCCGCTGGCTGGCACAATCCACATCACCGGGCGGGATTGGACCGCAAAGCTGATCGACACCAAGACCAGCGAGAATTTTCTGAACCAGACCAGCAGCCAGATCGCGCAGACGCTGGCCGCCCGGCATGGCCTCGCCGCGCAGGTTGACCCGACCACGACCCGCGTTGGCACCTACTACAGCCAGAATCACAGCGGGCTGAGCCAAGAGCGCAGCGAATGGGATTTGCTGGTGGAGCTGGCAGCCTACGAGGATTTCGACGTGTTCGTGCGCGGCGAGACCCTCTATTTCCAAGCCAAGCCAGCGGATGCGGGTGCGCGCTATGTGATCGAATGGCGCCAACCCGATGAAGGCGCGCCTGAGGCCAATGTGGTGTCGCTGCGGTTCGATCGATCCTTGACGATTGCCAAGGGTGTGGTGGTCACGGTTCGGTCATGGAACAGCAAGAGCAAGCGGTCCTTTGAGGCCGCATGGCCCAAGGCGGTGAAGTCGACCAAGCCGGGGCAATCCGGGGCCGCGACACCGCTGGCTTACCATTACACCATTGCCGGGCTGACCCAAGATCAGGCGATCCAGCGGGCCAAGGCGATCTATGAGCAGATCGTGCAGCACATGGTGCGACTGAGCGCCGACCTGCCGGGCGACATGCTGCTCGACTGCTCGATGCTGCTTCAGGTGCGTGGCACCGGCACCAGCTGGGACCAGACCTATTACCCGGACAGCGTGAAGCGCTCGATGTCGATCGACGAGGGCTTCCGCATGACCGTGACGGCCAAGAACATCAGCGACACCGTGGAAAACCAGACATGATGGACGGCCTCATGAACCAGATGCGCCGCGCCGCGCAGGAAGCCTACGGCACTGGCGGAGCGACGCGCCATGGCATTGTCGATGCCTATGACCCGAACGCCTATGCGGTGAAGGTCAAGTTGCAGCCCGACGACACGCTGACCGACTGGCTGCCGCTGAAAAGCCCGTGGGTGGGTAATGGCTGGGGCCTGTTCTGCCCGCCCAGCATCGGCGACGCGATCGAGATCGATTTTCAAGAGGGCGACGGAGGCGTCGGAACGGCGGGTTGGCGGTTCTTCAACGACGAAGACCGGCCGCTCACGGTGCCGTCCGGGGAAATGTGGCTGGTGCATCGCTCAGGCTCGTCGATCAAGTTGGCCAACGACGGCGCTTTGACGCTGGACAGCGGCGCTGGCGCATCCATCGCGCTCAAGGATGGCGATATCACGTCGGTTGGCAACTGGGCTCATACCGGAAAGCTGACCGCCAGCGATGATGTCGTGGCTGGTGGAAAGAGCCTGAAAGCCCACCTGCACAACGATGTGCAGCCGGGGACCGGGCAGTCGGGGCCCCCGGCATGACCACGCTGGCCGACGTCTACCACTACATCGGCGGCGATATCTCGTCCTCGAACACCGGTGACCTGCAAGGCGTGACCGACACCGTGCGCGGGCAGCAGAGGGTGCTGCGGCGCCTGCTGACCAATCCGGGCGATTACATTTTCGAGCCGACTTACGGCGCCGGCCTGGCGCAATGGATCGGGCGGACCGCCGACCTGGCCGAAATCCGGGCGCTGATCCGGGGGCAGGTACTGCTGGAGGATTCGGTGGCGAAGATCCCGGAGCCTGTCGTGCAGGTGACCCAGATCGCCAACGCCGACGGTGGCGGATTTTCCGTTCTGATCCAGTATGCCGATGCCGCGACCAGCGAGCCGGTGACCCTGTCTTTCAACGTGAGCGCCTGATCCATGGCTGACCTTGAAACCCGGACCTTCGACCAGCTTGTCGAAGTGCAGGCCAATGCCGTGCAGGGCGCATCATCCTCGGCGCTGATCGACTTCTCGACTGGCTCGATCTTGCGCGCTCTAGCCCAAGCCTTTGCTGCCGTGGTGCTGTGGTTGCAGGCGATCATCCTGCAACTGCTGACGACGACGCGCGCGGCCACGGCGCAATTGACCGACCTGGATAGCTGGATGGCCGATTTTGCGGTGACACGCCTGGCTGCCGTGGAATCGTCCGGACAAGCCACGTTTGCCCGGTTCACGCCGACCAACGCGGCAACGATCCCGGTGGGCACGCTGGTGCAGACCGCCGATGGGGCGGTGCAATATGCTGTGGTGGCCGATTCCTCGCTCTTGGCTTGGAGTGCGGGCGCAGGGGCCTATGTGATCCCGGCAGGAACGACTTCGGCTGTCGTGGCGATCCGGGCGACGACTGCCGGCGCAGCGGGCAACGCAGCCGCCGGGGCAATCAACACGCTCGCACAGGCTATCTCCGGCGTGGACACGGTGAGCAATGCCCTGGCCTTTGCCAACGGCTCTGACGCCGAAAGCGATGCCGCGTTTCGCCTGCGCTTCGTCGAATACATCAGCTCGCTGGCCAAGGCGACGCCAGCAGCGGTGGACTACGCGATCACATCGCTGCAACTCGGGCTGACCGACGTGATCGTCGAAAATTACGACTATGCGGGCAACTACAAGCCGGGCTCGTTCTACACCGTCATCAATGATGGAAGCGGCTCGCCCACGACCGAAACAGTGAACGCGGCGGCAACGGCTGTGGAGGCGGTGCGCGCTTGCGGTATCCAGCAAGCAGCGTTCGCGGTGGTTCCGGTGGTGGCCAATATCGGCCTGACCGTCGGCATCGCCTCTGGCTATATTGGCGCCACGGTCCGCGCCGCAGTGCAGACGGCAATTGCCGACTATATCGCGACGCTGATCCAGGGCGACACGCTGATGTACAGCCGGCTGTTCAGTGTCGCCTATGGGGTGGCCGGTGTTTCGAGCGTAACCGGCCTGACGATCAATTCCGGAACTAGCGACCTGACCACTACGGCCAAGCAGGTGGTGCAGGCCGGTTCGATCACGGTGACCTGATGGCAATCGGTGATAATGCCGACATGGCGGCGCGCATCCGGCGCCTGCTGCCGCCGTGGTTCGGAGAATCGAACCCGCTGGTGGATGCGCTGGTGGCCGCAGCGGCTGTCGTTCTGGCCTTTGCCTACAGCCTGTTTGCCTATGCCAAGGCGCAAACCCGCATTCGCACGGCATCGGGCATTTGGCTGGATATCGTCGCGCAGGATTTCTTCGGAACGCGGATCGTTCGCGCCGCTGGGCAGAACGATGACAGCTTCCGATCCATCATCTTGGCCAACCTGCTGCGTCCGCAGGCGACACGGCAGGCGATTTCGGATGTGATCGAGGCCTTAACCGGCTTCGCCCCCGAGGTCATCGAACCGTTCCGCCCAGTGGACTGCGGCGCCTATGGCGTCGGCTATGGCTGCTATGGGGGCGCTGGGGCCTATGGATCGCTCGCCCTTCCCGCCCAGGCATTTCTGGTTGCGGATCGCCCACGGCAGCCGGGCATCGCAACGGTTGCTGGCTATGGCGCCAGCTCGGCTGGCTATGGCGTTGGCAGTCAGGCCGAATACGCCTCGCTGGACATGTTGGGCGCGCGAGTGACCGATGGCCAGATCTACGATGCGATTGCGCAATCGAAGGCGGTTGGCGTGACCATCTGGACGCGCATCCGCAACCATCGCGGCGAAGACGACATCACGGTCAACACGCTACCTTTCACGATTAACGGGCGGCCGATCAACCTCGCCTGAAGGCCGCTGCGCGCCATCCTTCCTCGGAGCAGACATGGACAGAAAAATTGTGTGGCCGGGCCAAGTCCCGCTTGAGACCGACCTGCTGGGCACCAACAGGAATGTCATGGTTGCGCTCGGGCGCCTGGCTCAGGATATCCTCGGCACTTCCACGCTGGTTTCCGGCCTTTCCGCCACCCCGACGACGCCAGCAAGCCTGTCTGTCCGCATCGGGCCGGGGGCGATCTATTCGCTCCAGCCAGTTGATGGGACGGCCTATTCCAGCCTCCCGGCCAACACGTCGGATTATGTGCTGAAGCAGGGCATCATTGCCGCCAGCGACGACACGCTTCTGACCTTCACTCCCCCCGCCGTCTCGGGACAGTCGGTCATCTTCCTGATCCAGGCGGCCTACAGCGAAGTCGACACCGACGGCACCGTCCTTCCGTTCTACAATGCGTCAAACCCCGCAGTTCCCTACTCCGGCCCGAGCAACACCGGGGCATCGTCCGCGACAACGCGGGCCGGGAATGTCAATGTGGCGATCAAGGCCGGGGCCCCTTCGGCAAGTCCGACGCCCCCGGCGGCCGACGCCGGTTTCGTGCCGCTCTACTATGTCACCGTGTCCTACGGCCAGACCACTATCACATCGGCGAATATCGCGACGGCCACCGGAGCGCCGTTCATTTCCGCGACGCTTCCACAGATCGCACAATCGGCCATTGGTCTTGCCAGCCTCGTCGAGACCATTGCGGGCACGATCACGAACAAGGCGGTCACGCCGGCTGGACTCGCTCAGGCGATCCTCGGTGGCAGCTATCATTTTGCCGCCGATACCGGGGCGGTCAATGCCCTGTCGATCTCAATGACACCGGCGCCGACCGGATACACCACTGGCATGTCGATCACGGTCAGGGCCGCGAACACTACGACCGGCGCCGCGACCATGAATGTCAATGGGCTGGGCGCGAGGGCAATTACGTTCGCCGGCTCACCGCTGCAACCGGGCGCGATGGTCGCCGGGCAGATCTATACGCTGGTTTACGACGGGACGGCCTTTCAGCTTGGATCCGGCTCCCCCGCAATGCCGGTCATCACGGCGTTCTCATTCGGCTCAACGGGCGGCTATATCCAGTGGTCGAACGGCTTCAAGATCCAGGTTCAGCGGCTGACGTTCTCGGCGAGTTCGTCCCAGACTTTCAGCTATATGTCTGCGTTCAACAATGACTCGTTCGCATGGGTCAATGGCGACGACGGGGTGACGGACGTGTCGATCTACGTGACGTCCACCACAGCATCCACCGCGACGGTGCACAGTTCCACCAGCGGATCGTTCGCCATCACCCTCTTCTCGATCGGATACTGACATGCCGTTCTTCTCCCCGTCGACACTCGGGTTTTACGATCCTGCCTGCCATGATCGGATGCCCGATGATGTCGTGGAGGTCACGCCGGAATCCTATGCCGCGCTGATGGCCGGTCAGGCTTCCGGCCAGCGCATCGCTATTGGTGAGGATGGAGCCCCGTGCCTGGCTCCTCACGATCAGCCGACAGATGCTGAGGCATGCGCAGCGGTCAAGGCGGAGGCCCGTAAGCGGCTGGCCGCTACGGATTACACCCAGACTGCCGATGTCGCTGCGCTACTCAAGAACGCGGAGGCCTTCTGCGAATATCGCGCTGCCCTCCGCGCGATTTTCAAGGCCCCCACGACTTTGCCGGATTGGCCCGCTGCCCCCGATCCCGCGTGGGCCTGACCCGGCCTGACCTGACCCAGCCCCGCTTCGGCGGGGCTTTTTCTTGGTGACCCCATGACCGACTTCTCGCACTCGACACCGCTGGTCGACACGGGCCAGTATTCCAAGGCCATGATCCCCCTGCGCGTCGAGGGGGATAACCCGGCCGAGGCATCGCAGGACAGCTTTGCCCAAGTGTCGGTCCAGACAATCATTGATGCCGCCAGCAACCCGGTTAGCGAAACCGCGATTTCTGCCAAGCAGTCGGCAGCGATTGCGGTTGCCGCAGGTGCAGTTGCGGCGGCATTCGCCGCGTCCATCGGATCGCTCTCGACCGCTTTGTCTGTGGGGGGCGCCCTGCCATTCACGGTTTCCGGCGTTTCCGGCGGCGCCGGCACTGGCGCCGGGGGCGCACCGGGGGAATACCTCCTCATTCCCACCGGAGGCCCCCTTGGGATCAGAATCTATGGCACCGTCGGGGCTGACGGAAAGGCGTCGGGGGGCTATCGGATTGCCAGCGGAGGGATTTCCGTCTCATCAGGCGTCCCGACGCTGGCATGGCCAGCCTCTGCTGGCTTCACGAGCGCGCCGACGCCCCCCGTAGCCGCGGTGTCGGCTGTCACTGCCGGGACCATCTTTGAGGCCCCGACCAACGACAACGCGAAAATGGCCCTGTGGCAGAATGCTGGCGGCGCGCTCGCTCCCGTCATTGATTCTGATGGCATCCAGTTCACGCGATATCTTGCGACCGGCCTGGATGCCATTGCGCTATCCCTGAAAGCCGAAATCGGTTCCGATCTTTCAGATGTCACCAGCGCGTCTGTCGGAGACCTGTTTACGGCAGGATCGCTGTCGAGCAACGACAACATCTACATGAGCCGGCCGAGCCCCCATGCGGGGTTCCTGGAGTCGGTGTCCATCGGCATCAACGGTGGCGGGACCGGCAACCTCATGGTGTTCGAGCCCGTCGGAGACGGCACCTATCGCGTCGCTTTCGTGCAGGCGGTGACGGCCACGGGCGGCGCGAATTCGTGGCTGATCCCGGACAGCCCCTATCTGCCGTCCGGCTTCCGCATCGGCTATCAGAGGCTGACTGGCGGCACGCCCTATTACAATTCGGGCGGCTATGTGCTGCCGTACATCCCTGTCGGGTCCGTGGCCGCTGTCGGAGATATCACTCCCACCCCGGCGGTGACCACTATCACCATCGCCGTGCAATACGCGCTCACCTACGCGCCGCTGCCGCTGACCGCGCAAATCGCTGCCAATACCGCATCAGCCACCCTCAACACCGCATCAATCACGGCTCTTCTCTCCGCTGCATACCCCAACGCAATGACGATGGGCGATGCTGCGGCAGCGACGTTCACAGCCAGCCTGTCCTACTATTGGGGCACGGTTCCTTTCTCGGCTGGCGGCGTTCTGCGCCAAGTCCGGGTGCAGACTGTGACGGGCGGAACAGGGAGAATCGTCGCGGCGCGCATCACGGGCGGTTCCATCACCGTCCTGAAGTCGTGGATCGTCAACACCACGGGCGGAACCGTGGATACGTTCGGGACATCCGTGCTGGGCACCTACTTTGTCCCTGCAAACGTCTCCATCTTCTACGCCCCGATCACCTCTGGCGGCCTCAGGTATGGCAGCGGCAGCAATTCCTATCGGATCCCGTCTGGCTCATCCGTTGCTGATGGCTCTGTCGTCGCATTCACGACGCAGCCGGGCGCCACGGTCTCGATTGACGCAACCATCGGCTATGCCGCCAGCGGCGCGGTTTCCGCGCGGCCTGCCGACAAGAGCCTGATCATTGAGCGCCAGACCTTTGCCGGGGCCACCGCGTCGGGCTCATGGAGTCTCGCCGGATGGTCGTGGTCATCGGGATTGACGGCAACGGGCGCAGGATGGACGCAGCAGGCCATCTTCGCGCAGCCCAGTGTGATCGCGAACAAGACGGCCAGGGCCAAGATCAAGCTGTCGGCAACGACTGATCATGTCGGCATCGTCTATAATTGCGTCGCCTTGTTCCCCTCGACCACTGGAAGCTACGGGGGTTCGGGTGTCATCATCAACGGGCCGGGCAACACGCTCGATATCTACGCCCTTGACGGCGCACAATCCGCCACGCTTGCTGAAAGTGTTGCACTGCCGAGCGGGTTCATCGTTGCGGGCGAGACTTATATTGTCGAGACCAAGAAGGCTGGGCTCCTCATGTCCGCCAAGGTCACCCGCAGCCTGACTCAGCAGTCGGTTTCGTGGTCATGGGATTACAACCAGACCAGCGACACGCGGAATCTGGTGCGCTTCTTTGGCGCGCCGGGCGTCGTCAACCTGGGCGGCACCCCCACCGTCACCGAATTTGACTACAGCGCGGCGAGCCGCCCGCAGCCGTGGGCAGTTCTGATTGGCGACAGCATCGGTGAAAATTCAGCCGTTGGCGTCGGAACGACGAACTGGCCGACTGGCTGGGTCTATCAGCTCGACGCAGCGCGCAACCGGGGGGACGTTGTTGTCGCGGCGCGCGGCGGCGACACAACAACCGGCGTGATCTCGCGCATGGCCACCGATATCTCGATCTGGGCTGCGCGCTATGTCGTGCTGGCCATCGGAACGAATGATGCCTCGCAATCCACTTGGAGGGCGAACATGGCAGCCATCATCGCTGCCGTGGAGGCGGCGGGCGCAATCCCGGTGCTGACGACATACATCCCGCGCACCGGGATCACCGGAAAGCAGAGTCAGCTCACGGCTATGAATGCCGATGTGATGGGCCAATATTTCGGCCCCTACGACTATATCGATTTTGCGTCGGCAGTATCGGTCAATCATGACCGCGTGACCATCGACTCCAGCCTTTATTCGGATGGCACAACCCACCCGAATGTTGCCGGGCAGGCTGCAATGTTTGCCCAAGTGCAGGCCGATACTACCTACCTATTTGATTGAAAGGACGCCTGACCATGCAGTTCAAAAATCAACTCATGTATGGCGGCCCGACCGCTAGCCCTCAAACCTGGGATGGGACACCGATTGACGCGACGCTTTTCCCCTCCGTCACCATCTTCTGCACCGAAGCACCGGCAGTTGCGCGCCAGATCATGGGCGGCCCGAATTCGGATCGCCAGAGCGCCCGCAGCGCCTATGCCGACACCGGGCTGGGCAAGACCACCGGTGTGACCTCAATCAGCGCCGTGGGCCGCTACGACCTGAGCGGTGGCGAATGGATCTCGCTGGGCGGAAATCTGGGCGATGGAACCTTCTACATCAGCGGGGGGCAGTAACCCGTGGCCAAGGATTCAATCGCGCGCGCACTCGCCTCTGGCGCAGGGGCGGAGGCCCGGCAGATCAGTTCACCTTCAACCGTGTCAATTTCCGGAAACGCAACCTTGACGGAGGCGCAAGCATCCTATGGTGCGCTCCGGTTCACTGGGGCATTGGCTGCAGATGCGACTATCACGCTACCCGCCGCCTCGCAGGTGCAATCCCTCCGCAACGACTGCACTGGCTCTGGCGCGCTGTGGGTCCGGCGTGGATCGAGCGGCAACCCTCTGCTGATCCCGCAAAATGAAACGGTTGAGGTGCGCTAATGGCTGAGATTTACGTCCGCACGACCGGCAATGACACGACCGGGACCGGTGCAACCGGCGCGCCCTATGCAACGCTCGTCAAGGCACTCTCTGTGGCAGCCGCTGGCGATGTGATCTACATGGGAGGGGGAACCTATGCCGAAAACTCTGGCTCTGGCTACCTCTACCTGACCCAGAACTTCGCAAACTTCGTGTTCGTCGAGCCCGAACCGAATTACAGCTTACTCGATCCGCAGGCGCCGGGCAGTGTCGTCATCACCGGGACCAGCGGGAACTATTCGGTCCAAGTCGGCGCCTGCTCGTTCATCCAGTTCAGAAACATCGTGTTCCGCAACAACTCGGCTACGGCAACGTCTGTCATGCGGTTCCTCAACACGACTACTTCAAACATCCGGTTTATCGGCTGCCGCTGGGATGTGATCGGCCAATCTGGCGGGACCAATACCGCCATGCAGAGCGTGTGGGACTCCGGCTCTGGGGGCACCTACACGATCAGCAAAATCCTCTGGCAGGGCTGTGAAATCCGACAGATCGGGGCGTATCCCATCGCTGGCGTGAATTTCGACAGCCAGCTTGGTTTCGTGTCTGACCTGTCATTCGTCCAGTGCAAATTCCACGTCGGCTATTTTCCGTTCCGCATGAAGGGCGTGCTGGATTTCAAGCTCTTCGAACTTGACCTGTGCGCCTACGGCTCGTCCGTCGCCGGGACATGCATGCAGATCGGCGAAGATGCTTCGACCGGCCAGACCACGACCGGCATCATCACGCGGGTCAAGGCTGTCGCGTTGACCGGCCACGCTTCCGTTATCGGCGCCGGGTGCTCGAACGTTACGGTCATCGACTGCTCATTCTTCGGCGGCAACAACACATCGAACGGTCAGGGCCTCGTGATCAAGAATGCGACCGGCGTTCGCGTCACCCGTGCGACCGTCTATGGCGGGTGCTTGTCCGGTTTGTATCTCAAGGCCTGCCAGAACGTCCTTGTCGAGGATGTGGATGTCTATAACCGCTATGCCACTTCTCCGGCCCTGCGTGTCGGCATCAACGTCGAGAACAACTCGAAGGTCGCGAACAACACTGTCCGAAATTGCCGGTTTCATGCGCCCATCGGCACGCTGATCTCGTGGGACAGCGCGACTGGCGACGCGGGCGGCTGCATCAACGACCAGAACTCGTATCTGGTGAGCGGCTCTGGAACATGGGGAACTGTGCGCGGGACCGCAATCTCCGACCTTGCATCGCTTCGGGCGGCATGGGCCGGATACGATCAATCATACAACGATACCGGTTCTCGCGTCGGCCTGAAGACCATGCTCGAACGCGGGCGTCGCTCTATCGCGCTTAACTGATTTCAACCCATCGCGGCCACCCGGCCCGGTAAACCAAAGGACGCACAATGGACGACTCCGCAAATCGCCTCATCGATCTCGGTAAGCGAAAGGCTGCACTGACCTCGCAGCTCGCCAAGATCCACGCGGAAGAATGCTCGATCCTGAGCGGCCTGCTGCAATCGCACGGCGCTGTCGCCGGCGTGCAGCCGCAGACGCTCATGGCCGCCAGCGAGCCGAAGGAGCAGTGATGGAAACGGCCATCGTCTATGCCGCGCATGCCGCGCTCTGGGCGATGGCCTTCCATCGCGTGGGGCCGCGACCGGTGATCGCCATCCTCGCCGCATCCACGGCCTCATCCTGGATCATCGGCGCGCTCTATCAGGGCAATGATCGGGCGGTCATGATGATGCTCTGCGACCTCTGCATGATCGTCGCCCTTCGCGCCTGCCATGGCGGGGCAAGGGACCGCATGGTCGCTGCGATCTCGCTTGGGATGATCTTCTGGCGCTGCCTGCACATTGCTGATGGCGACCGATATATCGGTTTCTGGACCTATGCAGCCGCCATAAATTGTGCCGCTGCTGCGCAATTCCTGATTGCTGGAGGCGTGGCAGATGGCATCGGACGCAGCATTGATCATTGGGCTGGCCGTCTATCTCATCGGCTCCAGCACCTACTACGCATGGTGGCGCTCTGATGCCCGTACCAAGCGATCCGATCGCAATCGGAAATGATGCCGCCCAGCTGATCGGCGGTGGCGCATTCGCCGTCGGCGCGCGCGAATATCTGCGCCCGGCCTCGGTCTGGAAGCAGCGTATCCTCGCCTCCCTGCTTTGCCTGTCCGGCGCCTATCTGTTCGGCACTTTCGTCGCGAAATCCCTGCGCCCTCTTGTCGATGTTCCTCCGACGGTAGCGGGAGCGATCGCTGGGCTCGCTTGTATCGGTGTGGCCGAAGGGGTGATCGCTACAGCCGAAAAGCTCGATATCTCTCTCTGGTCTCCATGGAAGAAAACGCCATGATCGACATTCGCAAAACGCAATCCACATTGGCCGCCAAGGGTTATGATCCGGGTCCGATCGATGGCCAGTGGGGCGGCAAGACCTGCACTGCCCTGCTCGCCCATCAGGCCCAGCGCCAGCCCGATGCCGCGCTGCGCGCGCTTGGCGCCGCCCTGGCCCCGGAACTTCTCAAGGCAGGCATTGTGGACACCCGCGCCCGGCTCGCCGAGGCACTTGCCCAGACCGGCAACGAGACCGGCGGATACACCAGCTTTGCCGAGAACATGAGCTATTCAGCGGCGGGCATGATGCGCACTTGGCCCAGGCGATTCCCCACGCTGGCGAGCGCGCAAGCCTTCGTCGGCAAGCCGCGCGAGCTGGCCAACTTCGTCTATGGCGGCCGCATGGGCAACCAGCTCAACGGCACGGATGACGATGATGGCTGGAACAGTCGAGGCGGCGGGCTGATCCAGCACACGGGCCGGGCCGAATACGACCTGCTGCTCTATCGGCTCGGGGTGACCTCTGAGCAGATCCACGGCGGCGAGCCCGTGCCGATGGCGCGCGCCTTCTGCGACTACTGGGGCCGCGCGAAGGCCAATAGCTACTGCGACCGGGGCGATTTCACGGGCCTGCGCCGGGCCGTCAATGGCGGCCTGATCGGCGTGGCGGAAGTTGCTGCCCGTCGCGCACGAAGCATGGGAGTCATCGCATGAGCATCTGGACCAAAATCAAGGCCAGCCCGGCCTATCGCAAGGCCGTGATCGAAGCGCGCGCCCTCTGGCGCCTGTGGTCTGTCAAGATCGCTGCCGTGAGCGGCCTGCTGATCGGCTACCTCATGAGCGACCCGACCCTGCTGCCGCGAATCGTGGCCTATGTGCCCGAGGAATGGAGGCCGGTGGCATCGGTGGCAGTGGGCTTCTTGGCCTTCCTGCTCCCGACGATTGCGCGGCGCTTGCCCCAGCCCAATCTGCCGGGCGGTGAGGTATGATCGCCGCCCTGCTTGCCCAGGCATGGGCATGGTTGGCCGCCCGCCTCGCCCCGCTGGCATGGCCGATCTGCACCGCCCTCGCCCTGCTGCTCGTGGTCCAGACGGTCCGCATTGAGGGCCTGCGCATCTGGCCGATCAAGATCGCTGGCCTCAGGGCCGAGCGCGATCAGTGGCGCAGCGCCGAACACGACTGGCGGCGGGCCGCTGAGATCATGCGCGGAAGCTTCGATGTGCTCCATGACGCTCTCCAGTTGCAGAACGCCGCCGTGCAGCGGCTCAAGGCTGATGGCGATACACGCAAGCAGGCTGGAAAGGATGCGTTGGCTGCGACTGATCCGCGCAACACCGAGCGGGAATCGCTGGCACGCGCAATTGAGATGGCATCGCCGTCATCCTCTGTGAATTGCCGAACGCCTGCTGCTGTGATGGCCGCCAAGGGGGAACTTTGATGCGCCGCATGATCCTGGCCCTTGAGAACAAATCATGATTCAGCTATGATTTCAGCGGCTCTGAAAGGCGTTGGTCGCGCCTCCCAGAGCCTGACCAACAAGCCAAAGGAGATGGCGATGTCGGCTTTCATTGATCTTACCGGCCAGCGCTTTGGAAAGCTAGTCGCACTCAAATTTCTGCGGATCGTCAACCACCGAAGCATTTATCTGTGGCAATGCGACTGTGGTTCTGAGCCCTTTGAGCGCATGGCGCAATCGGTCAAATGCGACTGCGCTTTGCCCAAATGCAGGAAATGCGATCTAGCATGCCGTGCAGACCAGATGCTCAAGCATGGCCTAAGCGCAACACGGCTTCACAAGATATGGATTGGTGCGCGGGGACGATGCAGGAATCCACGTGATAAGCATTTTGCGGATTACGGCGGACGCGGGATAAATTTTAGTGAGGAGTGGGATGATTATTCTGCTTTTCATCAATGGGCGACGAATAACGGTTACGCTGACAATCTTGAGTTAGATCGCATTGATAACGATAGAGGTTATGAGGCGGGAAACTGCCGCTGGGTCGACCGAAAAACTCAATGCCGCAATCAGCGCAAAACAAGATACTTCTCATATCAAGGTCGCCAAATTACCATACCAGAATTAGCTGAAATCAGTGGATTACATGTAAATACGATACGACGCAGACTTTTAAGTACAAAGTTGTCTGCCGAGGAATCAATCAATAAGGGGCGGTAAAAATGAAAG